TTTTGTTTTCTCCTTTAATTCTTGCGCAAAGCAAGAAACGTGATTATACTATAGATTGTATCAATATTGCAACCTATAAATGTATAAATTTAATTTTATGCTGAGCAACTTTACCAATTGCTTTGTACGGACGGCGTTACAATCTATTAGATTGGTAAAAGGATCTCATCCTAAGCGTCGTTTTTCTCCGGCGTCATGATGAATGGCGCTGCATGTTTAATTATTCCAAAAGACGGTCGAGGTCAAAATCTTTGCACGCTAACTTACGCTGTCGCTTGTTTTTAAAAAATGCGCTGACGCTGCGCTTATTGTTCTTCGTCTGAATGTAGGTCGTTAAGCAGTTGTCTTAATTTGCTGCCTTCTACCGTGGCTCTAATTTTACCCACTTCTTCTCCTTTAGTAGGATCTAATTCTGTGCGAGCATCAGTGGCAGTGCCATCTCCAGATATTTTACTTTTTTGTTTTAACGAATCATACACAGTGGATGTCTGTTTTTTAAATTGATACTGCTCAGTATCTTCTGGTAAATCTCTAATTCTTAAAGTATCCAAATCAAACTCTAAATCCACTTTCTGTCCTACACCACTAGAACTTCTAGTTTTCATAAACTGTAATTGATATCTGCCACGCTCTTTCATTGCTCGGCTAGTGAATATACCAAACACGTTGTCTGCTGTTTGTACTTTAGACAAGCCACCTGCTATGTGACTGTGATCAAACTCAATTTCCTCTACAGATGCTCTATTCAATTGCGATGCTGTGGCCATCAACATTTGTGATTCTACAGCTAAATTTCTCAACTCCTCTGATACATACTTGTCTTTAATAAACAAATCAGCAGGTGATACTTTTTTACTCTTTGGCATCATAAGATCAAGATAATCGATCAATATACAATCTATTTTCTTTTTAGATTTAATTTCTAATTCTTTTAGATATGTTTTGATATCTAATACTGTGCTACCCGACGGCAAATATTTAATTTGTAGATTGCCTGACTTTTTAGCAAGTAATTTAATTTTCATTTCAACATTTGCAATTTCAGGAAATATTTTTCTTGTAGGGATATTAGTAATCATTGCATCTAATCTCATTGCCACTAACATTTCACTTAATTCAAAACTAATATAACAACAATTCAAACCAGCAGTAGCCCAGTTAACTGCTAGATTTTGTAAGAATAAAGATTTACCTGCACCCGATCCTCCTGCAAATATGTTTAACTCACCGCGATTAAATCCTCCAAACAATTTCTTGTCGATGCTGGGCCAGCCTGTGCTGATTTGTCCATTAGAGTTTTTTAATCGTTCTAATCTACCTCGAGGATCTTCGAAGTAATCTGTGCCTATGTCTCGAGTCAATCCAATGTTGACAGCTGCCTTAATCTTATCTTCTACTGGAGCATAATCACCGTGCTCTAATAAATCTGCAGATTCTAGAATGGCTCGCTCTAATGCTTTGTGTCGAGAAAATGTTTCAAACTCATCTAACAACCAAGCGAAATGAGAAGGGTTAAGGTCTTTGGCTGTTTTTAATTTAATATCAAATTTAGCATTGACTTGATCCACTTCTGGCAATACTTTATATTGTTCAGCATACTCTTTAATAAATTTAGCAACAGGCATTAATTTTCTATCAAAATTATTACTGTCAAATATATTCTGTGCTCGTGCAAATGACTCTGCATCTGCCAGCATCATTTCTAAATATAATTTCTGTACATCAAAAGTATAATCAGCCATAAATTTTTATTTCTTTATACAATTATAACACATTTTCTATTTGAATCCACTCTAAAAATGTTTTTGGAAATACCGTTAAATCAATATCTTTACGTCTTTTTGTAAATTCGTATAAGAATTCTTTAATATTTTGCCTTTCCATTTCGTTGGGTTCTTTCTTTATTGATCTTAATATAGGCTCATAAACATCTTTTGGTAATGTTAATAGATCCTGTTCGATTAATGCTTTACTATTTTTATCAATAATATGTGGACTCATCATTCTAGGTTGATAAGCAAACGTTACAACTATTTTATGCGATTTAAATAGCTCATAAAATTTTTTAAATCCAAATATTGTAAGATTTGACAACGTTGAATGAAACTCAAAATTAATTTTTTCTTTTTTTAATATATCAATCTTATCGGAAAATTCTACCCATTTTATCCCGTATCTATTAAACTCTAACAATTCTTCTATATTCTCCGAGCTAACTTTTATCAAAAGATTTTTTACTTTTTTTAATTTTTCGAGCATGCCCATAAATCTAGAATTGCTAACACCTAATCCTGTATACAATTCTATCTGTGTTGAGGAAGGTAGATTTATTTTTTCTAAAACATCTATAAGAGCATTGTCTAATAATGGTTCACCTCCAGTTACTATTAATTTTTTTAATTTTGATGAAGCTAGTTCTATTTCTTTTAGTAAAATTTGATAATGTTTTGTATTTTTTAATTTTGACTGACTAATTTTTAACAAAGTTTTATCTTTAATATTACCTTGATATCTATCATCTTGTGAGTCTGTAAGATTATAATTGCCATTATTAATAACGTCTCTCCTCCACGCATTGCTGTATTCTTTGCAGCAGTATGAACAAGTTAGATTACAATCTGCTCCTATAGTTAAATCAATTGTTTCTGTCTGAGTAACAGTTTCTTGATGTGTTTTTTCTACCCCTCCTTGATAAAGTCTTGGACTTTGTGCACCATGGTCTTCTGCTGACCAACAGTTTTGCTCACAACTGGCATTGCGCTCATTCTTTAACATTTGTTCTCGTTCAAACACATTTACTTTGGTATTAAAAAGGTTTCCTGGATTTTCTTTAAGCCAATCAAAATCAATTGAATGTGGAGCGGCTGCATGACAATTATATGTTGTTTTAGATCCTAAATCTATCTTTAGGAATTTAAATTTCATTGAGCAATAATAGTTTCTATTGTCCATGTTTCTTTCTCTTTAAATCTATTTTTAATGCTGTGGATTCTGTAGATTTTAATATTGATTGTAAAGTAAACAACCTACCATATTTAGATACAGCATCAGCAACATCGGTAATATTTTCATGCCATTCTGGGAACGCCACACTCCAACCAAACTCTTTTGCTTGATCTATAAGTTTTTGTCCTGGTTGATCTCTATCCGGTACTACAATTACCTGTCTGTTTAATCCTTGTATCAGTTCTCTTTGTGTATCGTTAATCTCTGATCCTAGAATTGCCACGCCACCCAATGTTATAGCATCAAACGGTCCTTCCACGACCAACACAAACTTTCTTTGCCAGTCTTGAGCATCTAGATTGAATACATAACCCGGCTGTGTCTCTGTATAATATTTTATTTCTTTGTTGCGAGTATCAAATAATCTTCCTGTGTATCCTACCACTTCACCATGCCAATAAAACGGCACAATCACTCTACGATGAAAATCAGCAGCTTGGTCCGGAGAGTAAAAGAAATCATACCACTCGGGTGCTATACCTCTACCTTTTAAATAATTCAATAACTGATCTATTTTTTCATACTGTGCAGTTGTGAGATCTTCTGCAACATATTTTTCTAACCAGTGTTCTAATTTAAAACTGTTCTTTGGTAGTTCTTTTTTTTGGAATGAGACGAATTTCTTTTTTTCATACTTAACATCGGCTTCTTCATGGCGCATGGCCTCTATAGCTAATTTCTTAATAGTATCTTCAGCAACACCCAACCAACCCATGAGTGTTTTCATTTTGGTTGATAATTTTCTACCAATCACGTAAGATGCTGTGTAACCACAATTGAAACAGTGATAGCTTAGTGTGCCATCTGCAGAAGTCATTACTCCTCCACGTTTTCTTTTATCTGGAGATTCCCCATTGTATACACAACACGGGGCATTAAAACTCATCCAGCCTGACGGAGTTTTCTTACGCCCGGCCGGCAACGATGTCAGGATTGTAGACTGAATCAGATTCATTCTTATAGTTTAATGTCTATAAAGGATTTTGTCAATTTGTCCGGTATTACCAGAATTATTCGCCCAACTAAATCTTACATTCTGATAAACACCTATAAAATTATAATAGGTAACCCCTGAAGCGTTGTTAAAAGTGATTGGCGAAGACTGATCGATTGCTGTGATATTGAAATAATCAGAATCGGTAGGTAGTACTGACATAGTACCTTGAATTCTTAAAGATCCTGAAAAAGATTTTGTGTATACTGCAATTGTGTGTAGAGCCACATTATTATTAATTCCTGGATTAGCATCTATTGCTGAACTTGTTCTAGATAAAGGCCCCGTTGTACTAGTAAAACTAGCAATCTCTTCACTGTTGATCATATCAGGATAAGCACCATCTAATACTTCCACAGTACCTGCAGCATTGTAGGCAGTGTCGGCAAATGTCACTGTTCGAGAGTTATCTGTTGCAACTTCTCTAATAGCATAATTGTAAAACTTTGCATCTAATATTAAAAGATCACCCTCTGTTACAGTTATACTAGCAGTACCTTTACTAGAGGTTGAAGAACCGTCATCTAAAATAGTTAAGTTTCTAGTTAAAACAGATTGTTTAGTTTCTGAATCTATCAACACAAATTCGTAAGTTTTAGCTGTTATATCCTGTGCTTTTTGATCTTCATTCTTAAACGTAAAAGTAAGCGGATTTGACACTCCTTTATACAGTTTTATGCGTCTATCGTACACAGTAGAATTCCTTCCATGATAACCAGATGTGTATACTATTACCACATTGTTTAGTAAATACCTTGATACAGTTTGCATAGTTCATTGCTCACTGTATTTATTGAATATACTATGAATGAAATTTTTGAAACATTAAAAAGTAAGTTTCCGTTCTTATCCTTAATACGCAAAGGGGATTTAGAATTTATAGGAATTGTACAAAATCAAGACACCCAAGTAACCAGCTTCTATGATTATGGAAGAATCATGTTACCAGCAGATAAAATGAAATTCTTAAAATTAGGAGAAACTTGGTGGTGGGAATCTAATAGAAAAATACCAATTAATATATTCCTTAAGAAAGACTTTACTTATTTTAAGCCAACACTAGTAACACTATCTAGTAAAGATATAAAAATAGTACATGGACCTGTTGTGAGATTGGAAGATATATCCAAAAAAAGAATCAAACGCAGAACTATACAGTTAATGCGTCGACCTGTTTAATTTTTATTTCTCTTTATTAAATTCATCTGTACCACAATAGCTTGGGCGTATGCAACAGCATGTGATTTTTTAAAAAAATAACTGTCGTCTTTCGGTTTCAACCAAACCTCTTTTAATATTTCCAGCCAATACTTGTGCATGAGGTGACGTTTGGCCGGTCGTATGATCGCTAATACAGCTGCCAACTGCTCAATGTTTTTAGGTTCCAGTTTAGATACTATATCAAAATGACCATTGATATGAAACAGTTGATCCACAATGTTTTTATCTTTTAACATATTCCAGTCTGGTTCTTCTAACATTAACTCTACTAATTGTTGTTCTGTCCTTATAGCTTCGTAGAGATTTACATTTAATAAATCTATTTTAAAGTATCCTCGTTCTTCTGCTCTTTTGTAATCAAAACTACAGGAATTTAACATCGGATCTACAGGCACTTCTTGAAAGTATACTCCTGTTTTGTGTTTTTCTATTTCTTCATCTTTAATAATAGAAGCTGGCACATGTTTAAACAACTTCAGTGCGTGGTCTCTATTTGCAAAATCTATATCTACATCAGGCATCAGTTATATTTCTTTCTATTAGTTTCCGATCTTATCAATGCACCTTTTTCTTTGTCAATAAATTCTAATACATTCAAAGTCAATTTATAACCCTTGCTCTCTTGTGCTGGATTGTTAACTTCTGGCAGAATCACTTCTCCAATAGATCCATTTTCTTTAATCACTATAATACAATCTCCATCAGACACGTCTATACCTTCTTCTATTTTAACTTTATTACTCAATTTTGGCCTCCTTGGCTGTCTCCTGTACAAATATTGCATCTGCTGGCGATGATTTAAATTTGTTTGACCAAAACTCTGGATTAATAAATCGCTGTACCATTTGTAATTGTTCGTCCGTAAAAGAGTTTAACATCTTTTTACCAGCACCACAACCAAGCACCAACCATGGAGATACTTTTCCGGTTTGTATGTGTTGCACAGCTCGAGGAGTATTAACTAAGCGAAAATAATCCGCCCATTGTACATTTTGTTCTTCTGCCCAATCCATCATGGTTTGTATAGATCTCGTGAGTGCTGCTTCTACCGGTTCTGCTTTTAACATGTCTATAAGATATGCTTCGTACAAATCGTCTCTTGCCCAGTGATCTAATTTTATTCTTGATTTGATTATGTAATCGATATATTTTTCTGGATACAACGGACCCACATGCATAATGTATCTACCAAACTTTACAAAAGCATTATAATAAGCACTCTTACAAAAGTCTTCGTAGGTTTTTGGTTTTCCGTTATTCTGATGTATTTGATAGAATCTTTGAAATACTAAAAAAGCATTCTGCACCCATTTTTCATTTTTTTGTAGATGTCGACGCTTAGGTTCACACACGTGAACTTGTAGAGTTCTCTCTTTTGTAAAACTTTTGCTGCAGAATGTACAAGTATTAAGATTGTTTTCCATGATCCTCTAGCAGTTGTTCTAGTTCGCCGTCGGTTATAAGTTTATCCAGTGTTTCTAGATCTGATTGTTTTGTATTAGGAAAAATTTCCATTAACTTTTGTAAAGATTTATTCACTGTTTTTTTCATTGGTTTAACCCATGGATGAAATTGTTGTTTTAATCCCCCACACATAGCAGTTAATAGCCAACATAATTTTTTGTGTTTTCCGCTTAATTCAAAAAGATTTTTATTAACACACTCATTAATCATTTCAACGTAATGCTCTTGATAGAATCTATCTCCTGATACAGCAGAAGCATATCTCATAATCATATAAGGACTATATAAAGACCTTTCATGATCGTCTATTCTATCGTAATAATCTTTGTTACGAAAGTCTATGGCTTTCATACCATTCCTTAATTCAAAAAACTTTTTTTTCTTTTCTTCACTCATCTTCTCTCCATGTTAGTGCAAACACCGATGCATGCTTAGGGTTTTTAAAAGTTATTTCTATGTTCTTACCTTTCAACTGATAGCCCTGTATGCTTAATCTCTTTTTCTTAGCATGAGCCATAATCCATGTAATGTAATGTCGATTCATTAACACAGGTATCTCTCGATCTTTTTCGTCTGGAACTAAGATAACAGGAGCTTCCATACGAACCACGTTGTCTTTTATTTTTACCATACCGAGCCGTAATCCATAAATTCTGATTGTCTAGATATGTCTTTAACAAAATAAGCACAAGGTGGATTATCCCCATCTGTTAAAGGTACTGCAAGTATTTGTCCTGATTTAATTTTAGGAAAGTACCATTTGACTTCTTGATAAATGTCTACAATATCTATTTCTGCAAATTCGGGTCTTGACCCAGTTATCGGATTATATATAAATGCAGAAAAACCTCGATCGTTCAAACTAGTTATTGGCAGTACATGTAGTTCTCCTTGTTCCGGATCTCCTATAATCATCTTCCAATCTAGCGGCATTTTTATTTTATGTTTTCCTATTTGTAATACTGCTGCTGGGGCATTGAAAGATTCTAAAAATATTAGTGGTATAAAAAAATAATCAGGATCAGCTGGGTTAGAGTTATCCAGCACGGCGAATCTTAATTTGTCATCCACATATTCTGGTATTTTTTCTAGTATGTATGTTTTATTTTCTAATGTAAGGATTTTCATAATCTATCTTTTGTATATTATACGGGTAATTGGCCTCTTTGTAAAACTTTTTTCTTTGCCCAAGATGTCTTTTTGCAAATTTACAACTAGAAGTTATATCCCATATGTTAACGTGATCTTTGTCTTCTGCTTTCCTTATACCTCTACCAATGCTCTGTATTACACGCACAAAGCTCTTGCCGGGCTCTATTAATACAAGATTAAAGATTCTAGGTATGTTTATTCCCACAGATGCTACACCATAGGTAGCAATAATAACTTTGTGTTGTGCTATAGAAACTTCGTCATAGTGTTCTTTTCTTTCAGTATTCTTTGTAGAACCAGATATAAACACACTGTCTGGTATTTTCTTTTCTAACAATTCTCCAGCAGATATTCTATCCACTAGAATCATTGTATTACCTGTAGTCGCAATATCCTCAATGGTTTTTGCAATCCACGACATTCGAGTTTCGTCTGTGGTTAACCATTTTAATTCTTCTTGATAATTTTTAAATTCTGGATGGTCCTGCGTTTGTAGAACATTCACATTACATTGTGCCAACACACCTTTGTCTTGTAATTCTTTGGCTGCTATTTTATTCGCTACTTCTCCTATGCTGCATTTTAATCCATAAAATTCATAATCTGCTTTCGGTACTGTGCCAGTAAGTCCCCAACGTATGCCGCATTTAGCAAATGGACCAGTGAGCATTCTTTTTAACACATCAGCCTTGGCCATGTGTACTTCATCCACTATAATAGTATTAATATTTTCTATAGCTTCAAGGAATGCTGTAGTTTCATCATCGCGGCTTTTCTTTTCCAGTATGTTTAATGATTGCCAAGTAGCAATTGTGTTGTGTCTGCCCAATTCTTTTCGATCTCCATAGTATACTCCTACGTCTAGATTACAAGCCAAAAAATCTTCTTCTGTCTGTGTAACAAGACTTTTATTTGGCACAAAAGTCAAAGTACGTCCATAATTTTCAACCAATCTACATAGAGCCGCAGTGACAATTGTTTTGCCTGCTCCTGTGGCAATCTCTTGAATACATTGAGGATTCTCTAGGAATTTGTTTATAGTTTCTACTTGATAATCTCTTAATGTTATGGCTTGTCCAGCACAAGGATGATGCTTCGGCCAGTTAATATCAGATAGATAATTTTCATCTATTAATTTAAATTGAAAGTTGTGCGGAGTTCTTTGATCTTCTAATTCCACATACACTCCGGCATCTTCTAGGATGGGTAATATTTCTCCCACCAATGCTAGATAGGTATTGCCTCCTAAACCAAAGAAACTGACTTTGCCGTCCCATCTGCCCAGTTTTACTGCTGGTAGATGTCGAGCATACGGTATTTCAAATTTAAATTTATTGCTGAGTGACTTTCTATGTTCTAGAGAAAGATTTTCAAATTTAACGTTTACTTCGTCTTTAATTACTAATTTGCATGAACTCATATAGATTGTAGTATAATGTCAGATGGCATCTGACTCATATAATACAACCTTTTTGGCAAACTTTCAACCAATCTGTCTAGAGTGTTAGTAGACATCGGCCATCTAGGATTATCCTGTAACATAAAGGCAACACAGGGCTTAATACCGGACTTTAACAGCGTTCTTGGTATTTTGTTTCTAACAAATATAATTTTAGTTGCAGCAGTAATTTTACGATTGCTAATACTTAACTCGTGCATCTCTTTCCAATCAGCATATATCTTTGCTCGTTCTTCCATAGAACTATCTGCACCATAAACAAAATTAGCAGAAGGAAACTGTTCCAGTTCAGGATTAGTATTGCCGTTTATAGGAGTATCAAATTCAAAACCAAAAGCGATATTATCTTTTGATATACCCGCAGATTCAAATGCTCTCAACCATTCGTGAATTGTAATAATTTCTTCTTTGGATTGTATGTCTCCACTAAATGGACATAATGCTGGTAAATCGTTTAACTTTATAATTGCTTCTAATAGTGTTTTCTTATCATAAATTTTTCTGTCTACAAACAAGTTAGTGCCCGATGCATATGCTATCTTCTCTGCTAGAGTGTTTGCAGGGGGTGAGTTATTCCTTGTGTAAGAAACACCAAGTTGTTTCACATGGTCTCTTTGTTGAAGATATGACAGCGATTGGCAATGTTCCTGCCAATATTCTTGTAGAGATGCCGGAGCATTAATAAATCTTATAGAACTAACATCTATATCTGCAATAATAGGACGATACTGTTTCTTTTCTTGTTTGATTTCTTCATAATCTTCTAATATTTTTGTTTTAAGTATATTAAAATCATATCTTACAGCAATCAAAGTAGCATAGTAGGCCACTGTGTCGGTGTAGTTCATAGTCCATTTTTTGTTTTCACCGTCGTACAGCATAGGAACCAATCCTTGTGTTTTCTTTTTAAGACATCTTATCAATGATATAAATTTTTCATTGTAAGGGAATCGCATCTCTAATATTTCTCTACCATCTTCGGCGGCAAACGTATCTATACTTTTGTCAAAGCTAATTGTCCTAAATGGTTGATCATATCGTGGATTGTTTATTAATTCATCAGTGTCAAATCCAAACTTGTCTAGGAGTGTTTTATATCTTTTTAAGAACATCATGGCTAGATTAGCCTGCTTCTCTGTCCAAGCATAAGGAGCATCTGCTAGACTCTGTATGGTTTTAAAATCTTTATCATGCACCCCAGAATTCTGGAAAATACCCCCAGTATTATAGGCCAGTACTCTAAGAGCAGCTTCTAAAGACTCTAATCTACGTAGCGGTATTTTTGAATTTGTCATTTTTAAGATAATTACAGTATAGCACAAAGGACGAAAAAGTCAACAGTGTTGGAGCTTTTATGAGAAGAAAAAGAGCATTAAAATTAAGACGTAAAATACAAGTGGAAACACTTAACGATAAGGGTCCTTATCTTACCAACAGACATGCTATAGACCTTTGGTTTCGTTACATCAATCGAGCAGTGTTTGATAACCAGTTGCCCAATTTTCACAAGATATTAATCAAGAAATGGTTAAAGCGGGCCATGGGACAGGTGTGTGCATATCCGGACAAAAATCCTAAAAGATTTGAACTGGAAATGTTAAAAAAATATAGAACCAAAAGAGATTTTATAGAGACACTGGCACACGAGATGATACATCTATATCAGTTTGCGTTGAAAAAGGACACCGGCAACCACAACAGTATGTTCTATAGTTTTAGGTCAAGGTTTAAATTTATCGGCCTAGGACTTTCTCAGTAAATTCCGCATAGGTCATTAATTGAGTATTTTTTAAATCTGTGCCTGTTTGTAGATGATGCAACGGTTCCGGGGGATTATCATGAACCACAATAAATTGACAATACGGCCTTTGTTTGATACAAATTCTAAATTGAGTCAACCATCCTTCGTGTGTAACATCGCTGTCTCTAGCACCATAATGTTGAGTATCTTGATAGATATTATTCAACTGTCCTTTGCCGTATTCTTTAAAATCAAAACCTATTAGATAGATATTTTTATGACCATGCACACACGCAGTCCAAAAAGCAGCAGAACCAGATACCCAATGAGGATTATTTGGTATTAAATTTAATTTTTTTTTACTTCTAGTATATTCTAATGCAGGAGCATAACAAATAGATTTTTCATAAACTCTTTCATCCACTATGGTTTGTGAAATAAATCGATCCACCATAAAAAGATAATCGGGAGTAAAATCTCTATATAGAGCATTACAACCATAAATTTGACCTGTGTCTTTTAAAAGATTTAAATCAAAATCCTTTCTAGAAGGACCATTACCAATAATATAGGCATTGCCTCGTGGCACTGCTTTGACAGCGTCTTCAACATATTCTGTTTCTTGCGTTTTTTTACCGCCCTTGATTAGAATCCTAGTTATTATAGTTTCTCCGGTATAGGGTTTCCACTCTATAGGCGTAACTGTGGTTAAGTCTTTATGTTTTATAGTTGGTTCAACAGTCATTTATTTTATATATTTCTCTTTTAACCTTTCTCTAATTCTAGCCCACGGCATGCCATCTTTAATTTCTTGTGTGGTCCATTCGGTATAAGAAAGTTTGTTTGCCCAATTTTGTCTAGCAGGCATGGCTGGATGTTCAATATCTGACAACGTAACATTGCCAACATCGTGGCATAGACTAGACTCACTTACAAAAACAGGTATACCACCAATCACTGCTTCCATGGCAGGATTACTAGAATGATTTACAACTGCCCATGTTGATTTAAGTACTTTTTTAAAATCAGTATCATCATAAGTGTTCCAATCTCTTTGAGGTTTTTTAATTCTTACATGAGGGTATTTTTTCTCATCAAAATCAAAAGTGTTCCTAGGATGTGGTCTTATTAATATTGGTTTTTGACTATACTTTCTAATTTCTTGTATTTGTTTTTCAATCCAATTGGTCATACGAGGATTTTTCTTCCATTGGTTGCTGGTGTCATGCTGTCCACATATTACTATTACATTTCCTGTTTGTTTCCATGGTTTCATCTCAATATTGAATAACGGCCATCTTTTATTATCAAACGTTTGATTAGCGAAATCAGCATCTCTATTAATTCCGTTTATTCCCATCTTCCAAGTAACGTTTCTTTTGAGTCCTCCTACTTCCATAACTACTACAGGTTTCTTTTGTGCTTGATAACTGTCCCATATTTTTTTATTACCGGCCATTCTTCCTAACCATAACACAGACCAAATCACAGCAACATCACAATCTCGATCTTCATTGATGTATACTTCTTCTCCCTTCGAACGTAGATGATCAATGAGAGCAGCAAACACAGGCTTGCTGTTAATACTACCGTTGTCTGGAAATAGTGCTATCCTCATTTTAATGACGTTGGTGCTTTCTTCCAATAATCTATATCCCACACATTGGCAGGAGCATCTTTCATCGCGGGTCTCAAATCAGTTTTAGCACTGCTGCCTACTTTTTTTCTCTTGCCTTTCATATGATCCATATATAAACCCAATTCGCTGTTTACAAACACATGATGGCCCTTGACATTTTTAGCATAACCAATATCATTCACTTCTATGTTATATGTTTTTTGAAATTGTTTTACAAGGTGCCAGAACAAAAAACTATCATGCCATTCCAATAATTTAAAAACATCATCTGTAACGAATAATTTTTCCCATTCTTTTACAAATTCTTGTATATTAGAATGTCGTAAATTGTAGCCTACAAATCCACACTCTGGATATTTCCCCCCATCGTTTAGGGAAAATCTTTCTCTGCCTAGATAGGTCACCATAGTATTGTTGGGTAACAGTGTTTTGAGAAAGTCTAACGGTATTGGTCTAAAAGTAAATGTATCTGCGTCGATCCATATTATATAATCATAATCTTTAGAATTGCGTATGGCATTGACCACACAAAAAACTTTATTACTGAATCTCACAGCGTCCCAAAGGAATGATCCTTTGTTTTTATCTTGTCCTCCTTGTTGTTGCAGGGCAGCAGGTCTCTTAACACCACCTGCAATTTCTTGTAACTCTCCACACGCCACGGGATCATTTTTATGTTTGTTTTTAAATTTAAAAAGTTCTGGTTCAGCTGCATTGAGATCAACCCACTGTATTCTAGGATGGTCGTAGTTGGGCTTGGGTTCTTCGAGATAAACTACTAAATCTGTTTCTATAGGCCATTGTTCAGCAATGCTCTTAATACCTCTACCAGAATAAAGATCCCATGTACCTGGTTTGTAGGAAGTAATTACTTTGATTTTCATATATAAACTTTCATATATTTACTGATACAAATCTTTTATGAATATTATTCATGCATATCATATCTTTTGATCCAATCTTGCATTACCCAAGACGGAATGAGAGCTTTACTTGCCTTTTGGCTTACTGTAACTCGATCTAATATAGATTTTTTCCCCATGCTGCTCGCATAAAAGTTTTTTAAATCTTTATCAGTGCCTGCGGCCAACCACTGTCCAATTGGCACAGTCCAACCAGTTTTTGGTTTATTGATTATAGCATCTGGCAGTAATCCTTTGTAGGCAATTTTGGTTAATAATTTGGTTTCATGTTTATCTTTTCCTATTTTATAACTCGTTGGTATGTCTAGACAGTATTGCATAAACATCTTTGTGGTCAAAGGAAATCGTCCTTCCATACCGAATGCCATGCCATACTTGTCATTCCTAGCAAAGAATTCATTGGGTGCTTGTGCCACACAATCAAGTGCCATATAAGATGCTACGGGATCTGCGGGATTCCATAGAGTATCAGGATACAATTTTATTAACTCTTCTCTCAATACAGATGCTGACAGAGTAGGTACACCCACCACTAGCGGTCTTTTTATTCTTTGTAACCATTTGTCTATTATGCTGCTCCATGAATTAAATTTTTCATCTTTCATCTTCCAGTACTTAGGATACCCTCCTAGGATTTCATCACCCATATCGCCAGCCATGGTTATGATTGTGCCGGCTTCAGATAATTTACGATTGGTATGATAGTACATGCTCATGCTGGGATTGTACACAGGTTGCTCCATGAAGTAGATGCTGTTATCCCATGCTGCAATAACATCAGCAGGAGTAATAATGACTTCTGTATGATTAAACTTTTCTTGCTCGGCTAATATTTTTGCACAAGCAGCATCACTGTTATAATCTTCGTCTGTTATGATATTAGGGTTCATTCGGTTAGTAAATGTATTCACTGCACCGTGTATCTTCATCATCTCGTAGGCTATTACACTGCTGTCTAATCCACCACTGAGAAATACTCCTATCTGTCTTCGTCCTATGCTGCACATCTGCACGGTCTTTCTAGCCTTATTTCTAAACTCTGCAGGATCAAAAGAAGAATTAGATCTAGGGGTGATATAAATTCTTTCTGATGATTTTATTCTTTTATTTGTGCAATCGTATACAATTGTTTCTCCAGGCATCAATTGTTTTATGTTGGTGAAGAATGTGTTCCTAGTGGCATTGATGCCTGTGAGACTCATACAACTGATTGCCAACTGATCTATCTTTCTAGAGTTAGGCACTCGATCCAGCATGCCTTTTATTTCAGAACCAAATATTAATCCTTCTGCTGTTTCGGCATAGTATAGAGGTTTAATACCGGCGTGATCTCGACTCAATATCAGTTGTTTTGTTTGAGTGTTATAATAGGCAAAGGCATGCATACTATCGATCTGCTCAACAAATTTTTCACCATAGTGATCCAACCCCCATGCTAGTAATTCTGTGTCACATGTGGTCTTGGGTTTAAATTCTGTATATTTTTTTATTAGATCAAAATAATTAAAGATTTCTCCATTATAGATCAATATGTTGCCTCGCTCAGTACGCCATGGTTGATGCGAAACCGTGGGTTGATCGGTTATGCTCAAAAGATTGTGTCCTAGAGTAACATAATCATCGTTCCAGATATCATGTCCATCCGGTCCTCGATGTTCGCAAATCTTTATATACTTTTCTACAAATTCTCTGTCTCGTTTGGTTATACCATATATGCCACACATATTATAATCCTAATCTCTGTTTGAATCTACGAAACACTGTGCCATCTTTGATTTCTTCTGTGGTCCACATCTTATATCCTAGGTCATTCAACCATTGTGTTCTATCAGGGTATTCTGGTGATTCTATTTTAGTTAGATCTCTATTAGCCACAGGCCAGCATATCGCTAGATCTGACGTGCAGAAAGTAGGGATACCTCTCACACAACTGTCTGTGCTGGCAGTTGAATTGTGTGTTATCACGGCATGACAACTAGCAATTGCTTCTTGAAAATTGAATCTATAGAATTTTTTATTATCTCCCGAAAAAAATTTTTCTCCTATTATCAATTCAACATCTGCAGGAAATTCGTTTTTTCTTTGTTCCATAACTGCTACATGATTAGGATGAGGCCTCACTAAAAATTTTCTAGAAGTTAATGGTCTCAGTGTTTTATAAACGCTATTGAACCAATCGATAGGATCTAATTCATTCATACTCCAGTTGTCTTTAGGTTGTAATACAAACAGTATTGGATCACTTAGATTAGATTTCCTCCATGGATCGTTTTTAATATTCCATAAACCTTTCATCATTTCCCAACGATCTGGCGGAGAATTATCTGATAAAAAGTTACCATTGTTCATGGGAGAATACAGAGCCACTCTCCAGTGATGTTTAGGATGATCCACTGTGTTTCCAAAACTGCTCAGTAGACCCCCATCGAATGTAATAATATAGATACCTTTCTTTTTGGCACGCTCTACAAGATCTCTTCTTCTGCCTTTGGTGTGATGCATCTGTTTGTCGCCACCGTAACCAAACATACAACCAATCGGAGCAGTGGGTTCCATTTCATCCTGACGCCACTCTCCTGTGAGAGTTTCATTAACAATTACGGGTTCATCGCCAGATTTTTTTATACCCTCAGCCATGTGTTGTAATAATTCCCAGCTGGCTCCTCTACGTCTATCTTTTACTGTTCTTCGAAATATTTCAACTTTCATCTAATATCCTCCATGCCCAACCATTTTGCATTTCTTCTGCTGAGAATTGTCCGTATGCTAGAGAATAATAACAAGGTTCTCTATCTGCATACTTGGGTGTTTCTATTTTTGAAAAATCTTGCTCTGCTATAGGCGCACACGAATTCATAACATCTGTGTACACAGGTATGCCTCTTGCTGTGGCTTCTATGGTTATGTTGCTATTAAATGTTACTATAGCATGTGTATCATTCCAATCGATCGGTGTTGCTGTGTCTTCGTTATCGTTGGCTCCCGGCATTAATCGACCCAACGTATCAATTTTACTGTCTGGATTATATCCTTTATTTCTCACAACTATTTCTCGATCAGTATTTGCTCGTAAAGTTTCTAAAGTTTTAGATAACCAATCCTCTTGTTCAAACATAACTGCCATACTGTGTGTGGGAGGACATACCACAATTTTACGACCGTTCTTCTTCCATGGTTCTATCTTGAATGGAAAATATTTTTTAAATCTATCATCAGGTCTAGATTCTAAGTAATTCTTCACATGACCGTTTTTGGTTATTCTCATTAGATAAGGATTGCCTCTACTCTCTCCCCAGTAAGGACGATCCATGAAATAAAAATCAATTTTGTTTTTTAGAGCCCAATGATACACCATATTTGTGCCTCTTAATATTCCCATTAATACAACTTTGTCAGCATCTCTCTGTTGTATCACTTGATCGTATGGTAAAATCTTTGATCCTGGTAATCCTTGTTGAGCCCATGTTATATATTTTTCTGTAGCGGGTCTATCGGTTTTGCTGAGATATATCATCGTTATTAATTATTTTGTTTTTTTCATAGCTTAAAAATAAATATTGCATGAAAAATCTCATAATTCAATATTATATAGATACCAACCTATATACTCAACCAAATTTTAATAATCTCTATGCCAGTCCTGCGGAGCAGTATTCTAGTCATAGTTTTCAACTATATTGCAAAAAACATGGTATAGATTATATTAAAATTACCAAACCTAAATTAGGATTTAAACATCCAACATGGGAAAGATTTGATCTATGGATAGATCAGTCTTGGAGAGATCAATATGATAGAATATTATATGTGGATAGTGATGTTTTTGCCTTACCACATGCTACAAATATATTTGATGAATATCCAGATCTAGATACATTTAAAGCAGCCGTATATAAAAAATATCGACAAGGAACTCCAGAACAATGTAAGGAAATTACTAAAGATATTAGTTTATTCAATGATATAAATGGAGAAGATATAAAAACAAAATTTATACAACCTGGAGTATTCATGTTGAATAAAAAATGTATAGAAGACATGTTACCTTATATTAGCCAATATAAAGACATCACAGATGATAAGATTGATGACGGTATGTTTTTAAATTATTGTATAGTAAAAAGTGGAGTGTCTTATAAAGATATGATGCCGCAATGGAATTTTAAAAATAACGGTTGTGAAAAATTTAATAAAAAATCTACATATTTCTTGCATGCAGCAGGAGGAAAAAAACATAAAAAAGGCAATATGTGGAATCTGTTAAACAACATTTATCCAGAAATAAATGCGGATCTTTCACAGTTTTCTAATTAATTCAAAAAGAACAGCAGTATCAACGGATATATTATTAAAATCTTTTTTTCTTTTAACTCCTTTAATTTTATCTCCTAGTATTGGTACTTTCTTTCCCAGCAATACATGATGTGATAATCCTAAATGATGACTTAGCACCGGATAAACTTTCTTCTCCAATAATTCTTCTTGGGTTATTTCTATCACCTGTGTTCCGGGCTGGCACCATAATATGTTAACCAATCCAGCACCGTGTGTGGTTATAATCTGTTTTGCATTACTAAATGTTTCTATTTGCTTTTTTATGGGCATGTCTTCTAGTATAATAGTTTGCCAGCCTTTTAACTTCATGAATAATTCTTCAGCATTTGTTAATTGTCTTGCAGGAGCATCTTTTCTAGAAATAAAAATTTTATCTTGCGGGTTTGATACTACTTGCCCGAACTTGTATCGTAACCATTTAGGCATATCAGGCACAGTTATACCATCATTGTGATTACTCATCGATGGAACTATTAGATGTGAAAATCTCCATGTGGTATCTTTTGGCATAACATAATATTTTAATTCTGGAAATAGTTCTTTGGCCAAATGATCAAAGTATTTGCTAGGACTACTTAAAATATAAACAAAGTCTGTATATTTGATACTAAATTTTTTTTCTAATAATCTAAATTTAGAAATAACATCAATCCATATATGCCATGCATTGTTAGCACTCTGCTCATCGATAGGCAACCACACATATCTATAGTTCTCGTTAAAATTTTTACTAACAGCGGGTAAATTAATATCTATCTTATCCCCCCAGTTCTTCCAAAGGCTGTGTGTCTTTTCTGGTTTGTTTTTAACTTTATCTAACAAAGGCCAGATGTGAGAAGTAATTAAAGTATCTTCGTTAGTTATTAATAAAGGTAAACTATGCACCACGCAATCATGAAATTCTCCGGCAAATGTAGGATTGGTAAAAAACATCTTTTGAGGAGCTCTTGCATGATAATCTACCACATATTCTTTTGGGTAATCTATCAAATCAAATCTTTCCAAGAAGTATTGTATGGCTGATATATTTTTAACTATCATTGTATTTTCTATAATTATACTATAAAATAGTAAAATGACAAAGTTATTTTCCAATGGATGTAGTTTTTTGGTATCTAGACCAACGGATGATGTTCATAGTTTTTCTTCTGAATTCCTAGCAAAATCCTACAATTTGAATCTATTTAATATTGCAATGGGCGGAAGAGGTAATGATAGAATATCTTTTACCACAAAATTATGGTTTTATCAAAATGGATTCAAGGATACTTTTGCTGTTATAGGATGGACCAGTAGTTATAGGATGGACTATGTCACCAACGATGAATGGAAAAAAGGTCGAATCCCTAATATGGATTTAACTTGGCGCACATGGAAGATATCTGAAAATTTAAAATTTATAAAGTCATGTCCGGGTTGGGATATTGAACAAACTGCTTGTATGAGATTATTAAATCATGTTTTAGATTTACAAAACTTTTTTGTTTTAAATAAAATACCGTATGTGATGTTTAATTCTTTACCTGCCATATGGAATAAAAAGATTAGTGATTTTCAAACCACATATGAACAAATTGATAAGAAAAGATACTTTAAACCACAATCAAGCCAATTGGATTTTATACAAGAGAATAATTTAATTGTAAGTAAACACGACCCGCACCCAAGTCTAGATGGACACAAGAAATGGGCAAACCAACTGAAAGAATTTATTGATGTTAACAATTTACGCACCATCTGATAATCCCAAAAGTAAATGTTGGGAAGTTTTTAATGGAATACGAAAAACCTGGCCCACCGAAACAGAAATAAAAAACAATTTAGAAACAGATGTAAAATCTCCTGCAATGTTTTGGGGGTTTATTAATAACAATATTAATCTTGTGCATCAGCTAGAACAACAACAATTAGATTACTGGTATACAGACACTCCTTATTTTGGAAGATTTGACAATACAAATTTAAAAGATGATAATCATTATTGGAGGATTTGTAAGAATCAGATACATGCTAGATACTGGAGAGACTGCCCATCTGATAGATTTAATAGATTTAATTTAACAATTAAAACAAGAAAAACTGATGGAAAATATATTCTTATCTGTCCCAGTAGTTTGGGTATACACGCATATCTTAAAAAATCCAATTGGTTAAATGACACTGTTAACGAAATAAAAAAATATACTGACAGACCCATTAAGATAAGACAAAAACCTAGAAAGGCCGGCACATCTGGTCCTAGTGTGGCTGATGTGCCTTTAGAACAAGATCTACAGAATGCATGGGCATGTGTAACCAGTTGTAGTATCAGTGCAGTGGAAGCAGCATTACAAGGAGTGCCGGTATTCAGTGATCCAAAAAGTTTTGCTTGGACTATATCATCTGCCAGCCTATCTGAAATAGAAGATCCTTTTTATATTGACCCTACCCAATGGTTATATTCTTTGGCCTACCAACAATTTACACCCGAAGAATTTAAAAATGGCGTGGCAGTTAAAACATTAAAAGACTTAAATATTTTACAATGAAAAATTGCATAGTACAATTCTTTATGGAGTCTAAAACATTCTCTAAACCGGATTTTGTAAATATTGGTGTTAATCAAGAACTTTTAGAATATTCTAAAAAATCTGCAAAAAAATATGCAGATAAGTGTGGTGTTGATTACCTCTTAATTTCAACACCGAGAATAAATCATGTGCATCCAACGTTCGAACGATTTGATTTATTTTTTAATAATGACTGGTGGAAAGAATATGATCAAATTTTATATTTAGATACAGATGTGGTTTGTTGGCCCGATGCACCCAGCGTTTTTGAAATGTATCCTAAAAATAATACTTTTAAAGTTTGCGAAGATAAAAAAGCATTAAAGAAATCAATCGACTGGCATGGAGAAAACGAAACAAATAGTATTCTAACAGAATTTGAACCTAAAGTATTAAGAAAAGAAAGATTTAATGCAGGAGTTTTTATGTTAAATTGGTATTCTGCTAAAACCATGGCACCTTTTTTAAAATATAAAGAATATCCAGACGATGATAACAAACTTTTAGTATATGCAACTTTAAAAAGTCAAGTTGTTGTTGAAAAAATGGATTCAAGATTCAATAAAAAGAACGGTAGTCCAAAGTCTTGGTTTGGACACGGATACGGACAAAAAAAGTACCTGCCTGATAGTAAAATAATAGTTGAAGCTAGAAAAGTCTTTAAAGATTAATATAACAATTTTTTTATTTTTTTATTAGTAGCTTGATCGAAATACATTTCACAAAACGGTCTTTGAGGTAACTCGTGTTTTCTAGGAAGTACTGTAAAACTTTTATCGGATTCTATTATTAAAATTGTATTACTCCAATAACTTAATATTTTTTTATCGGTTCCGTTTATAAGCTCTATTTCTCCACCCGTGCTTCTATCTGTGCGTTGTTGAAAGAACCAATAACCAATATATTCATTACTTTTTTTTGGAATCAACATACGGGTAAAATCGTTATGAAAATACACTTCAACTTTCATATCATCGATAAATTTTTTCCAGTGTTGATGTTCTATATTATTCCACTGTTCATATAAATTGTCGTAGGTATTTCTAGATACAAGAGTACTGGACCAAATATGAGATATGGGGTTTTTATGACAATTAATATTAGCTATTGACCAACTCACGACGAGAAAAGATTTATTAATTCTTTCTTCCAAACATCACTGTATTCGCAGTTTCTATAATTCTCAAACCACGGACCACCCTCGGTATAATGTAAAATTTTTGGATGTCCATCTTGGGGTTCTTTATACCAACCCACTAACCAATTGTATTCATGAGGTAGAGCTCCTATATCGGCATCTTCTAACCAACTAAATCTATGTAGGAACTTGCCTGTTTCTTGATTAAGCAGTTCAGGAGTTAATATTCGATTTTTAGGATGAGCACAGTTCCATAACACCATAGAACTCCAATTCTTTCTAGGATAAGCCAATTGCATCTGTCCATCCATCTTAACACCCTCTTCAGGAGTGTAATCATGTTGTACACACACCACTGCTTTACTGTCATCACAGTATTGTTTTAATTCATCAACATCTATTTGCCAAACAAAATCACAATCACAGAACACTGCCCAACCTTGATAATTCTGTAGATACGGTATAAAAAATCTTGTGAATGTAAATTCTGTGCTGGCTAATCGGTCTATTTCTCGAGTGTATATACCAGATTCTCTCAGCAGTTTCATTTTTAATGGAACTACATCTACATCTTTATTTCTACGTTTAATTGAATGCTCACATACTTGGTATGTGATATCTTCTCGTGGATCATATCCTACAAATATTTTCATTTTTATATCCTTTTGGTAATAATTTTGTATATGTGTTCCCAATTATTTACTCTAATAACATCTCGGTGTGTTGATCCTTGGTTGTAATCATGATTATACAACAATGGTTTCAAACCATATTCTACTCCCTTTTCTGCATTTATCCGTTTGTCTTCCACCCACCATAAACCTGTTCCGTGGAATTCTGCTAGTGCTGCATCTTTGTGATCACCTGTTTCTAATATAAAATAATTTGTGAACACAGTGTCACCGAATAATTCTGCTAATCTTCTTTTCCTTAATTCTTGTGCTGGTATGTCAGATGTTTGTGATGTTATAGGTATAAATGTCCAACCCTCTGCATGTAATAATTTTATCCAGGTTTGTGCATCAGGCATAGGCTGTTGTGTGCTCATCCATGCACTCTTGTTAAATTCTCTAATTAATTCTCGTGAAAGATCTCGGTGTATACCGTATCGAATACTCATGTCATACTCGTGCTCCGTATTTTCTAATTGTGGGAATCCTTTAGTCGCCATCCATTTACTAAAATGGTTTTCCCATTCTAATAGTACACCATCCACATCTGTTAGTATGATTCTTTCCATTACTTGTTTCTTTCTAAAATTAAAAAACCACAATCGTTGATATCATGATATAGTTCTTTCCAATTATTATTTTCTTCTTTTAACCATTTTTCTATGCCTAAGTGTGTTTGAAATCGTTTGGGATTAACATCGTGAAAAGCAAGATATTTTTTTACTTGATTACTGTGTTTTTTTAATTCTTTATATGTATGATCTTCTGTGTGCATCGTGTCGATGAATAAAAGATCTGTTTCTTCTATTGTTATAGCCAAATCATCATCTATTATGCATTTAAATTCTATGCCTAATTCTTTAGCAATTACTTCGTGTTCTGTTTGATTTAAAAATTTATTAATATCAATTGTAACTAATTTTTTAGGCAAGCAAGCCAGCCAAACAGCAGTTGAGCAACCTTGATAGTGTCCAAACTCTGTTATAGAATCTAAATTCGAAAATTGTTCAACCAACCAATCCATTCGACCGGGCATGTCACCGGCCATTTTCCATTTGGTATTTGGCCTAGTTTTATTCTTCCAAGAATTGTATAATATTTTTAAGTTTTGAGACTTATTGAGATTATCTGATTGTGGCATCTTCCATACCAGCCACTCGTAGTTTAACTATGTTAGTTAACTGCCATTGTTTTTGATCTAATCCTTTAGTTATACCTAACCATTTATTTCTTAATAGAGCAAATTCATTAATAATTTTTTCCATATCCACAACATCTGACTCTCCATCTACATATTTGTCAGCATCTCTAGATGTAAGTGCTCTGTTGTAATTTTCTAGGAATTTTTTAAATGTTTTAGATCTTAATCTTCTATTTTCAATATTTAAATACTCTAATATGGCTTCTATTTCTTGTAATTGATTAAATCGTTGTTCTACTACTCCCGGTAGTGATGCTGCTGATTTTTCAAGATTTCCAAAGATGTATATTTCTTTTCTTGCTGCTTCAAACTCTTGATCGAAATATTTTATACAATCAGGTATTAAACTAATATCCTGACTTACTTTTGTGTACCAGCTCATTATTCGTCGTATCCATCTTCTTCGTCTTCGGCAAACACGCTTTCGATCGCTGCTTCTAATTTCTCGTCATACTCTCCAGAGGATTTGATCACTTTGGTTGGAACACCGATGTCCACTAATGTTTTGATAAAGTCCACAGCACAATCCACTTTTTGCCTATCAGGCACATAGTGATTGATTGAATTCCATATCTGTTCTATTTCTTCGTGTGTAAACTCTTGCATCTTTATTTCTTTTTCATTTTCTACAATATTTTTTTATAATAAAAAATCCAAACATCTCCGCTAAAATGTATGTAGCATCCTTTTATTTCTTTATTTTTTTTCTTTTTTAGTTTCTTTTTCACTCTCTTCTTTTGGTTCTAGCTGTTTAACATTTAGATAATCTTTCATTATCATTGTTAATTTATCTCCATCCCAATCTTTTCTATATTCTAGATGTTCTTTGCCCTTGCTGTCTATGTACTTTAATCTGTTGCCGGATTGCACTAGCACTCCTTGTTTCTCAAACAAGTCAACTAGTCCGGAGTAAGGATCCATGCCAGTGTCATACGGAATCTTAACTTGTACACTTTCAAACGGTTTAGCATATCGAGTTTTCATAACTTTACAAGCTGCTCTAATACCTCTTACTTCGGTAATTTTATTACCTGCTTCGTCTTCTTTTAATTTTAATTTCTTCATTGCTATCACAATAGATGAAGCATAGATAAATCCTTGACCTCCCGATATTTTATCATCTGGATCAAACATGTCTTGTGAAGCATATGTGTGATTCGTACATACCATGCCTACGTTCCAAGAACCAAACATGTTTACACAATTTCTAACCAAAGATGTTAGAGCTTTGGGTTTTCAACCTAAATCACCTTTCATCTCTCCTGCTTCAAATTGATTAACATCTGTTGGAGTTAATAACATACCCAACGAATCTATTACAAATAAAATTTTAGGAGCAGTTTCTTTATTATCTGGGTTTTCTTCTCTGTAACCTTTCATAAATTCTGATATTGTTTTAGCAACATCGTCCACCATAGAAAGACTTAATTTTAATAATTTCTTCTCATCTGTGTCCACACCCAGTGCTTTAAGCCATTTTTCGTCTAGTGCATTTTCAGAATCAATTAGTATCACATAGATGCCTTGTTCCTGTGCATTCTTGATTATGTTGCCTGATGCTATGTAAGACTTGCCTGCACCCGATTCTCCTGCTAGCACAGATACTTTGCCTAGAGGAATACCTCGGTTGAAATCTCCAGATATCAAATAGTTTAATGCGTAGTTGCCTGTAGAGATCCAGTCTGTAGGATCATTGAATCCTAAACCTAAACCTTGAATTGATTTTGTAATGCTTTTTCTAAATTTTGTTGCGTCAAATACTTTTGTCATTTTTTTTATTCCTATGTTCTTATATTAACACTAATTGGCTCCAGTGTCAATCTGCTGGAGCCAAAAGGTAAATTAGTGTTATTTGCTTTGTCTTGATCTAATCAATTTCAAGATATCTTCTGCTCTTTTAGCACTGTCAGTTGATGGCTGAGGCGCTGCTGCAGGAGCCGCTATTACCGCTTCTACTTTGGTAACAACTGCTTCTCCGTTGACCGGAGTAGATACTGATGTTGATGCTGATGTTGATGCTGATGTTGATCCATTTGCAGGAATCGACACGCCAGCTGGTCTAAAATATTGACCATATTTTTCCAGATCATACGCTTCACCTTCTACAGATTTTTCAAATAATTCTTTGATTATTTTTAGTTCTGCATCAGTGGGCTTCTTGGGTCTGAAGTCATTTAGATTAAACAAGCCAAACTTGTCAATGGCTGCTCTTTCTGCTTCATCTAGAGCTCTTTCTCTTCTGCTCCATTTTGAAGTAGAGTAATCAGCATACCCACCTTTGGATGTTTTGGTTATTCTAAAATCCACACCTCTCACAGCATCAGTTGGTAACTCTTCCATTTCTGGATCCAGTAACGCAGATCTGATTATGTTAAAAATTTGTGGCCCGATAATGAATCTTCTTATCGGATTCTCTGATGTTTTATCATCACTCAATGGATTTGTTAACACAAAACCTTGGAATATATAACTTTTCTTTTTCCAATATTTTCTGCCCATGTCTTCCATTGACTTGTCTTTGAACCAGGGTCTAACTTCTGTTAGAACTGGGCAAGTTTCTCCATACATCTCCATGCACGGTACTTGTACTTGTACTGGTCTTGAATCCGCTTGTCCTTTAACTCCAGCGAAAGGCAATTTGATCATTGCTCTTTCAGTCCAGAAAAAAGTATTAGTTGGATCCTTGTCAGGTAAGAAACGCACTACTGCTTCTTGATTTTCCTGTATGTTCCAGTGTGGGTAGATGGCGTTGTCGCCGCCTGTTGATGAAGTGGAGCGATTCACTTCTTGAGATTTTAATCTCGCTCTTATTTCAGCTAGTGTAGCCATGATGTAAGCCTCCTATTGTGCCTATGTTTGTTTTTGTTTTTTGCCTAATGTATATTAGACATAAAGAATAATATACACACTTATTTATCAAAGATCAAGTGAATTATTTTGGTATTTCTATTATAATACTACTCTTATCGTGTGTTTTTGAAAAATCAAATACTTTAAATGGTAATTTTTTTGATTCTAAATATAGTTTCATTTCTTCAAGATTATAAACGTCTTCTATTATATAAATGCCATCTTTTATAAGTTTTGGATATAAAATTTCAAATGTTTTTATCTGACTACTACTTTTATGATCACCGTCATCTATTATAATATCGAAATGATTTGGTAAATTATTGTATGTTTCTTTGTTAGTAGAGTCGCCAGTTAACAACTGTATTCTTTCGAAGTTATCAAAATGTTCTTTTCTATTTTTCCAATCAACACCCACAATATTAGCATTAATAAAGTAGTCTTTCCATAATTTAATAGAACACCCATACCACACCCCAACCTCTAGTAAATTTTTAACACTCTCTTTTAGAACAGAAAATCTTTTTTCGTAATATTGTTGCAGATACGGATGTTTTGTTCCTTTATCGCTCTTGTGCTGCTCGTTAAGTTGTGTAAGTGATGGCATTTAAATGCCGGATAGTCTTTTGATCACTGCCAATTCGTCTTCTTTTACTGACTCGTTATCGCTGGCATATTTTTGATTTATTTCTTGTGCAGCTTCTTCAGCAGCTTCTCTGTCTTTTTTAACTTCTGCCACTGATGTGTGTAAGAAGTTGGCCAATTCAAGATCACTCATCTGTCGGATAGTTGGTCCACCGCCCACGCTCTCTGGAGTGAAATCAAAATCTTCTAATTGTAGGCCCGCTAGTTCTATGGCATCTTTAAGTGTATATTCTTTGTCAGCCACTTTAAACTTGTCGCCTGCTTTCATGCCAGCTGCCTTGGCTTTTTGCACTGCCTGGGCAAACTCGTTGCCTTCAGTTTTGGTATCTTGTGCATTTTTTTCGTCTCTATATTGTTTTGAAATGATTGCGTATTCTTGTGGTTTTAATTCATGCACTTGTTTATTATGTGTTTTTTTTAACCAATCACGAAATCTATACTGATCATCTATGCTGGCTTCAGCTTCTTTTTGTACTGTTTCTAATAATCCCATGCTGTCTAATCGGTCCATGATCCACTGTTCAGGATCTCCTTCTCTAGCTTTCGCTATTTCATATGGCATCTCGCCAGTGCTCATGTAATAGGACATCAATTCACGATACAGTTTGCCAAACGTGATCAGATCTTCTCCGGCCATCACTGCTTGATATGATTCTGCATTCTGGTCCAATATCTTTTGCACTTCTTCTTTCTCTTCGTCTCCCATGCCGTAGTCTCGAGCCTGAGGGCTTAGACCCATGTCTGCTGGCTCATCTTTCTCTTTGACTGTCACTGATTCTATTCCTCTTTGTGCGTAATCTTGCTGTACCCACTCATTAAAATTTGAATCAACCATTAATTTTTCCATTTGTTCATCGGATAACTCTGTGCCATCTACAAACTTAGCACCTTGTAAATCGTATATATTATCACCAACATCTTGCATATCATATTCTATGGTGTTTAGGTCTACTTGTTTGCCATCGATCATGATAGATTCGTTAGACGCTTCCGCCACTGATGCTTCTCCTGCCATTGCTGGTTGTGTTTGTTTTGCTGGTGCTTTGTCTGTTCTATTATCTGAAGCAGATGCAGCAGTTTGTAGAGCTGTGATCTGTTCTGGCGTGTAATAATTTTGTATGTTGGGACTCTTTAATAGAGTGTTCATGATATAATCCTTAACAGTATCACAAGCACAAGCATCTGGCCCTTCTTTATCTGCTAGTTCTCCCAATTGGTCAAACAATGCATCATCGCCAAATCCTAAACCTTGTAGAGTTGACACAGCATTAACTGCTTCGTTGCCCACAGGAAAATGTTTGCTCATTAATTCTTTTAATTTACTGAAATTCTCACCAGCATGATCTTCATCAGGTAATGAATGAATACCTTCGTTCACATTGGATTCTGTTCTGTTTGCCCATTTCTCAAATTCTTCGCTTTCGCCCTTGACATTGCCTTGACGGTCTTTTTTAGGAGCAAACTTGCTTGGGTCTTGTCTTATTTCATCAGCGTATGTTGGATCTTGTTGCATTTTTTTATAATCATCAATATATCTTTTCGCTAATTGTATTGCAATTTTTTTATTTTTTGTATAATTCTCATCTGGTTTAAAGAACGGTGCTCCTTCGTTGCCCATATCATCGGCTACTTGGCTAGCAAAATTAGCAATTCTATCTTCTTCGTCGTTTCTAGTTAACATTCTAGAAGCAATGTCTGATAGAATAGAACTTAACATAGTGTTCTTGTTTGTAAATTTTGTTACCTTTAACATCTTGTCAGCAGCAGGATCTGCTCTTAATATTAATTTTTTTTCTGGGTTAGCAAGGAATGATTGTACCATTGCTGAATGATCCACAGGAGTTGGTATCTCACTATCTTTGTCATCATACTCTTTCATTAATGAATGAATCAATGGTAGAGCTGATTCCACTTTGTCATCGAGATGTTTTAACGTAAATTTTTCTCTTAAACTATTTCTAGTAGCATCATCTAATTCAGCGATAGTGGTAGGTTGAAAACTTTCTTTAGTTTTCATATAGTGTGCTTGCTTGCTTAAATTTTTTACATAATTTCTCATGTTTTCTAATTTAAGTCGACTTTTTTCTATAATATCACCTACTGAATTGTTTAATTGATCTTTGTTAGTAGCATATCGAGCAAAACTATTAAGTTGAGCAATCTGTTCGCTCATTTTAATAATATGTTGTCCAAACTCATCATGAGGTACGCCACCATTGGCAACGTGTCGAGCCATTGCTCTTGCGCCTGCTAAATGTTTCACAGGATATTTAAATCTTTCACCTTGCTCATTTTCAACGTAGAGGCTATTGATTTGTCTGCTTCTAGCACCAGGTACATCCTCATCTACTGCTTTTGCGTGTCTTATAATTAATCTTGTTTTGTCTAAATTTTCGTAAGAAGACTTTTTAGTTCCTGTAAGACTTTCTGCTACTGGAATACCTGCTAATTTTGTAATTCTTTTTAGTTCTTCTGACATATTATCATCTGTATTTACCGTTTGATTCACATCTGCAAGATTCTTAAAATCCTGCTGTGTAAGGCTACTTTTTGTGATGTCTCTAACATCAAAACTCACTTGATGCTCCACTGCAAAGTCTTTTAATTCTTT